GGACATTTATTTTGTCACCCTTCTTTTTTGTCATGCTCATTTGTTTAACAATATTTGCCATCACGATGCGAGTTTTGAACGCAGCGCGTACCTGGTCGGAAAAAATTTCCGGTATGAAATTGGCCTGTGTAGTGACGGTACTAGCGCCACCTTGGGCTGGATAAACAGAAGTTGCCATCTAAATCACCTCATTAAAAGAAAATTAATTAAGCGACCCTAGAGTTTAACTTTTGTCCTATAGGCTTCTTGTATTTTACCATCTGCCCATAGTCTCTTGTATCTCTCAGGGTCACGAACCTGTAGATCGACCATATCATCACGGCTTAACGGCTTTGGTGGTGCCTTTTCTCCAGAGGCCTGTGTAGAACCTGTGGCAGCCCGTCTAACCTGCTGCTTTCGATCCTGGCCTTTGAGTTGTTGCACTTCCGGGTCTGGTTGAGTTGTTTTCTTATAATCAGATAACAATTCATTCAGAATCGGTACATCCATCACCTTCATAGCGCGTCGATAGTTATATGTGCGACCTGGCGACTGAGCAACATAATTTAAAAAAGGCTCTGACGTTAAGAGAACATCTGCATCATTATGTCGAGACTGCAAGTCACGCGCCGCATTATCAGCCCGTAACTTAGCGTTTTCTTGCTGAATCTGCCTAATAACCGGGCTTTCTTCAATTTCATGTCTAACAGCATTAGCCGGGTCTGCAAAATAATCGATCTTTTCAGCTTTAGCTTCTTCCGGCTGGCTCACTTGTCCGTCAACGAAATTTTTAGCGCTGATTTGGCCTTGCAGATCATCAAGTTTGCGTTTTACGTCACCGACTTCATTAGACTGCCTACCAATCATCGACTTTTGATCGTCGATCATCTTTTCTAATTCTTCCCGTGACTTACTCGCATATTCGCTCTGCGGTGCCTCAGACACCTCCTCAGATACTTCCGGCCCTTTTTCCGGGTCGATAGCGTCTATAGGATCGTATTCGGGTTGATCCCCGGTTTCTTGCCTAGCCATATTTTCCCCTTAACAAGTTATCCAAAAAAATTGGGCTTTGTTTACGTCGGGCCGTGGGATTCGGCGTATCGACGTTCTGCTTTTATTTTCTCCTGCCGCCCTCTTGCCCATTTCAGCGTAGCACCTGGGAAGTCCCCGCTAATAACGTCAAGCATTGGCCTGGCAAAAGAAAGTAATCGGGTTGATTGCTGACCGCAGAGTGGACAGTCAATTTGTTTTAAAGAAGTCTCTACGAATTTTTCAGTTATATGCCCTTCGGCACACTTAAAATCATAAATCCTTCTTGGCATACAAATCCTCAACCTGATCCCGCAGCGTTAACACAAAGGCGATAACTTCTAATTGTCCCTTTCGAAACCGTAAATCATCGTTGTCCTTCGTGTTTTCCACTGAATTAATATTGGTTTTATTAGCCTTAAATTCTTCCTCAAGACGCTTAAAACCATCTGTCCTAAACATTTCAAACATTGCTTCGCAATATTCTTCATCTTCCTTAGACAGACTCATGTTTTTTCACCGTAACAGCTATATTAATTATTGTAAAACATCTTAATTTAACTAATTTAGCTAGATACGCTAATCTTTTGTTCAGCTAAATTAGTCTCTTTTTCTTTAAACGCTGTTTCTGCAATCTTAAACTTTAGCTTATCGTCCCTGGTTAGCTCGCCATCGGCCCTGGTCATGTCTGCTATAGCCTCAATACGGTCAGTTTCCTCTGAAATCGGTATTGCAATCGTTTCAGCGGCTATCTTCTTAGCTCTCGCTTCTGATTCTGACGCTTGCCCAAACAACGCTGCCGTTTGCCCTTGCGTAAACTCTAACTGGCTCTTAGCTTGTATTTGCGCCATTTCTTGAGCTTTAGGATCAGGCTTCATGCTTGAATCAATCATTGTGTTTAACTCTTCGCGGTTACTTAGCGACATATTCTCAATAACTGACTTAACTAATGCCGGGTAAACAGGATTGTCCTGGGGCATTGTTTGAAGGAGTTGAACAAGTTGAGAAATCTCATACTCGCGCTGTAATATTCCAAGGCTTGAAGTCACGGTAAAGATAAAATCTTGAACCGGGTAATTCTCCGGGTCAAATTGCATATACCGACAAGCTGCCATTCTAACGAAAGGAATGAGGAAACTTTCTTGAAAATTAACCAGGGTACGCTTTTGTCGTTTAATAATCGCGGAAAGCCCCATAGACAACGTAGACGCTGCCGTGTCATTAAGGCTAGAGGGCATACCACCGCTATCGACTGCGCCTGTGGCTTGTTGTACCTGGCGCTGTAAGGCTTCTGCTTGAGCAAAGGTTATTTGATGAACCTGCCCGAAATTAAAGGGCTGTAGCACCTCTCTCGGATCGCCGTTCGTTAATATCATCTTGCCTGGTCTTATCGCACCATCTTCCCCTCTAGGCTTACGGGTCGCATCCATAGCAATCATAGGGACATTTGTAAGAGCTAAAGCGTCAATTCTTCCTCTTAATTCAGCGTCTAGGGCTTTTTGTGAATGGTAGGCCTTTTCAGCTACACCTCTTCCCCAAAACCTTTGCGGCACCACATCCCAAGGGAACGCGAGGACAGGTCGATCTTTCATCATATAAGGATTTTCGATAGCTTTTAATACTGTGTTGCCGTTAGCAATAACGACGCAAGCCTCAACGTAAAAACTGGCTCCTGAGTCAATTTCTACATCAATTTCGACATCTTCCGACTCAATTACAGTTTCTTCTCCGTCAGTTTCTTCCTCAACGGCTCCTTCGGTTATAGATTCGTATAGCTCATCCTCAGTTTTTTCACTCATTTCAGCGTCAAGTAAATGCCTTGGCACTAATCCATAGTATTTGGTTAATCTGACTACATTATCCGGCTGTACGGATAGGGTCGGGTCAACCTCTAGGTTATCGTCGCCGCCAGTAGCAGAGGTTTCAATAACAACATCTTTATAGAATCCTTGTTCCTGTAATTGCTTAATCGAATGAGGCGAAACCTCCTCATCAATAGCACAGCCTAAACTTGATTGAATGTCGGTAGCTTCTGGCTGAATTAAAAAGTTTTGAGGCAGTACAGGCTTTAACCGAACGACCGCCCTCTCTTTCTCTGTAATTCCCTGGGCCATCATACCGTCCATTTCTTGACTAGCAGGTTTTATTTCATTCTCAAGATCAAGGACGACCTCAGCAATTCCGGTGCCAAAGACAGCGGCGTTGAGCAAAACCTCACCTACGTCCTTTCTAATTTTTTGTTTTTGGAAATCTTCGTTAAGTTTTTGTCTTAGGTACTCGATTTTCTGTTTTTCAAAGTTTTTCCTTTGAGCGTCAGCTTGATACCGGGCGGCCTCTTCCTCAGTCGGATTTTCTGGAGGGTCAGGTATAACTATATCATCGTGTATATCAAAGAATCTTCCTCTTCCGAATGAGGCCTCTTCAATTTCTGCTACACTTGATTCAATAGCTTGCGCTGTTGCGGGTGATATTATTTGAGATCGTTCGCTCTCCCTGGTTTTGTCGTTAGGATCGTAATGTCCACGCCATATTCTGTAATATTCCCTAAACGTATCTTTATAATTATCTTTGTAATGTTGTTCCCATTGACCGCATTTGGTCATTACCCAGGAGCTTAAACCAGTATCTTCGTATAACCTTTGTTCTAATTCGTCGTTGTTTGACATATTAGTACCCTGCTACCGAATCCATCGGCACATAGTTATCTTCAAAAACTTCATCAACGTAAACGATATTCGCCATTTGATCGACATAAGCTAATGCGTCCACGCAATCGTCATGTGTAAGTGCGTCAGGGAATTGATAAAGCTCGTCTAAGAATTTTTCATTCCAGGCGCCTTTATTTAACCGAATCATCCCGTTTTCAAACCTGCCTTGTAAGGCCCACATAATCCTATCGGTCTTATTTTTATTGCCGTGTGTTAATTCCTGTATTCTGAAATATCGTGCGTGTTGCCGCATTAAATCTGACAATGGCGACATTACGGCCTGTTTAGCAATACCTCTTTCTATCCCTACCGCGAGAGGTTGGTTATCCCTAACCACTTGAAATATCTTCATAGCCGTTTCGTTTAAGTCCCAACGACCAGAAATAATATCTTTAACCCACCACCCCGA